GGCGTCGTTTACGACTGTCATCTCCGTCTTTAATGACGGCGACAACGCCCGGACGTACTCGCTTCCGGGTAACACGGTGGCGCTGCCACGCTTGCTCGTGCAGAAGCGTAAGCAGCCCAAGACCAGCGCCAACTTGGCGGAAGACCGCCTGCTGGTCCTGTATGGGTCGACCGACGACGAGGGAAACCCCCTCCCATCGAAGGTCGTGATCGAGCTGAACGTTCGCCGCCCGGCGAACGCACAGAGCGCGGACGTGACCGCGGCCTTGGCCGTCGCTCGCGATCTCATCGCCTCGGATGAGGTGACCGCAATGGTCACCTCTCAGGACTATGTCCAATAGGTGGCGTAAACTAGCCGCCTGGGCCGCAGTGGCAGCTCTCGCTGTCGCTGCAATTCCTGCCGAGTACATTCCTTGCTGCCTCCGTGCAGTAGGGAGTGCTCTGTTGACTGTAGCACATGAGGATCATAAAGATGACCCAGAAAAGCGCGTCGGAGAAAATCCGTCTCAATCCGTTTACGGTTGCGCTGCTACTCGCTCGATCGATGCTCCCACCTACGTCCGCAGTCCTGCGGACTATTGAAGGTATCATCCGTGCTCGGGATCTCCCGAGATTGGCGGAAGCTGGACAATTCCTCGATGCTCCGTATAGCAACGGCGAGGAAGTTTGGTCAACGATTGTCTTACGACAGATAGCGTCAATATTCAAAAAGAATGACGCGTTCGTTGACGAACGGCGCTGTTCGGAACAAGCAAGAAAGAACTTCGAGCTTGGCGAACGGATATGCCGCATTACCAACCGTAGGTTAGATCACTATCATGCACACCCCGAGCGGATGCCCGGAAAGGTGCGTGGTTGGGTAGATACTATGGAGGGAGACATTGCGTCTCTCATTGGTGATGTACGCAAGTGTGGTTTTGCGTTTAGCGACCACATGCGATTGACCGGTGGAGCAACCCAGGATAGGTCGCGCGCGCGATCGATGCCCTTTCTCAAAGTGAGCGGGCTATTGAAAGCACCTCGTGCGGCTTTGCCGTATATTGGCCGAGTCCTCCTAGATTGGGGGATTAACCTTTCCGACCTTAAGTTTACCTCCACATCTCGCAATGAGATTGGTTTGGTACCGAAGAACTGGAAAACTCATCGCACAATTGCGAAGGAGCCGACCCATGCCCTCCCGTTCCAGCTCGCGCTGGATAGCTTTCTTAAACGGAAGCTAAGGAAGTGGGGTATCGACTTGAGTACCCAGGAGAAGAATCAGGAGCTTGCTCGTCAGGGGTCCATTGACGGATCCCTAGCGACCATTGACCTGAGGATGGCGAGTGACCTCATATGCTATAATCTTGTAGCTTGGTTCCTCCCGTCTGATTGGTTCGCAGTGTTTGACGCGTTCCGATCGTCTTCTTATAGCGGCTCACTTGGCGATGGATCCTATGCCAAATTCTCCTCAATGGGAAATGGATATACCTTTACCCTCGAGACGCTAATCTTCACAGCAGCTTGCCGGGCCGTTGGTTCCCAACGGTATTCCGTCTATGGTGATGACATTATTATTGAGTCTCACCTCGCACCTGACTTGGTGCAGTTGCTTCGTTTCCTCGGCTTCGCGATTAACAGGGAGAAATCCTTTGTTAACCCTGAGTCTCGCTTCCGCGAGTCTTGTGGCTGCGACTACTATGAGGGGCAACTTGTTACCCCCTTCTACCTCCGCGAATGTCCGAAGGAATCGGACAAAAGCGGATGGTCGCACGTCGTGAACGGTTTGATTGCTTGCACACCTCCCGGTCCCCTGTGGGACTGGTTAACTGAAAAGTGTGTGACTCTCAAGCTTCGCCTTGTCCCGTTTAATACGGATACCAGATCAGGTGTGTTTATCACACCGAATCGGGCATGGGCGACGAAGAAAATCACGGTTGACACAAGAGCCTTCCTTCCCAGATCCCGCAAGGGTGACGTGGAGCAGGGGGAGCCTCGACAAGAGGCGATCCCAAATCCGGACTATGGACATCCGGTATTCAAGGGCTATGGTGTTACGTCGGAACGTCGCAAGACGTTTGGTTGGCGGTCCTATCTCCTATGGCATATGGAAAAATGCTACGAGGGGGATCGTTCGCGCTATGCGCCGTCCGGGAGAAGCTCATACAACCTATTGAGCTATGATCCCCGTAGGACGGACGACGACACATTTGGGTCTCGCCCTGAGACTTCGTGTGTTGCTTACGGCAGTCGGTATGTACACCGTGTACGCCGATTTTATCCAAAGACCCCTGCACCATCCTACCTCTTCACTTTTGAAGACGAATGTGGTAACAGACTCGGTATCGGCTAACCGCCCAAACCTAATCTGCAGGACCCTAAGATAGGAACTTAACCCCCCGG